ACAGACAATCTTTCTAGATTGTTTGCTTCTTGATGTAGAGCCATTGCCTGTGCGTAATCACCATTAAGTATTAACTTCCGAGCAGCAGCACGTAGCCCCTCAACAGAGCCTAAGTCGCCTCCTGCTAAACCTTCACGAATACTGGAGGCTTGTTCCATATCAGGAGTCTGTAAACCAAATGCTGAATTAATACCAGCACCTAACATCTGACCACCAGCAGAACCAATGGCATAGTCTGCTGACATACGTCCAGCTTGATCTACAGCATTCTGTACACGCTGCTGTTGAAGAACATTAGGATTCATACCAAATAAACTTAATACGTCACTCATAATTAACGACCTCCCTCACCAAAGCTGGTTAATCGGTAGTTAGTATTAGGGGTAGATGCTGCTGGAGAATAAGAGTTATAATAATTATTCACACCAAAAGTATTAGCGGAACCTCCACGCGATACAGGAGTAGAAGTAAATGCACTAGGCTTGTTTCTCCAATCACCTAAGCTACCACCTAAACCTTGTAAACCACCAGCCATAGACTGACCTCTACGTCCCATAAAACCAGCGCCTTGTCCATAAGCATTGATTAGATTTTGCATAGCATTAGAATGTGCGCTAGCCTGTTGTGAACCTAAGTCACCACCAAGTCCTAACATACCTAAACCAAGTTGATCAATACCTTGGCCTTGGCTAAACATACTAGAGCCTATACCTATATCACGCTCACGTTGCATCTGTGCTTGGTTGAAAGCATTAGCTCTATCAGCAGCATCCTGTTGTGCAAACGCTTGAGCAAAGCCATAACCTTGTGGGCTGAGTTTTCCTGCACCAGTACCAGCTCCTAGAGCTTCACCAGCAACACGTAAGCCTTGTGTACCAGAACCAAACATACTCTCGCCTAACGCTTGAGCTTCGGCTGCACGATTGGCAGTACCTAAAGCACGTTGACGATCATACATTTGTCCAGCTAGTTGGTCATAATCACCACCAGCAGCTTGCAGAGCAGAGCTACCTAGACCAAACATCTGATCTTGTTGTTGTCGATAACGAGGATCTAGATCAAACTTAGCTTGCCCGTCCTCAAAGGAGGCTGCACCAGCACCAGTAGTTACACCATAAGGCTTATACTGACCACGATCCCACGCCTGATCGCCAGCAGAGAACATCTTGTCTCCTGCCTGACCTAGCTTCTTTTGTGCTTGATAGGAACCAACTGCTCCTAACAAAGATGGGAGTAAATTCCACATTATAGAGTCCTCTTCCAGAAGTATACAGTTATGTACGGTTGTAAGTTATTATGTGCGTCACCGCTACCCGCGTCACCTGTGTAGGTTGAGCTAGTATAGTTTGATGTAATATGATCAAGCACATTACCAGAAGCAGCATTATAAAACTTAGATGTATCTACCATAGTAGCAGAGTTAGCTTCTACACGAAGGTTGTTAGTATGATCGTGTTCAGGCATTTCAGCTTCTGTAAGAGTATGAGTCTTAGAGCCGCCCGTTTCTTCAACAGTATCAAAATCAATATCAGGAGTAGCAGAAGTATCTACACCTACCAGTACTTTACCAGCTCCGAAAGATTCCCAAGTACCTACACCTAACAAGGTAGCTGGGTTTGTAGCATCTACCGATGTATATACAGAACCTACAGGGTATGAATACCCATTGATTGTAGATTGAGTAGGTACAGCAGCAGTGATTGCAGCAGCCGTGAATGCTGTAGTAGCTAACCTTGTAGAGTTATTACCAGCAGATTGTGTAGGTGCTGTAGGGTTTCCTGTTAAAGCTGCATTATTAGCATTTGCTTTGGTTGCACTAGCTGTGGCGATAGCGTTAAACTCGTCATCAATCTCTGTACCACGTACACGTTTAGCTGCTGTGCCTACTGCTAGGCCGTCTTTAACAGCAAAGTTTGTTGACTTAATATAGTTACTCATTAGTTAGTCCTACCTTGTTTAACATATACGTCAAACTTTTGAATTGATAATTGATCACCTGAAATGTCTGCCTCAAATCCTAGTTGAAGGACACTACCTTGACCTCCGATAGCTACCTTGATACGATCTGTAGAACCACCACCAGTAAACTCAGCCTCGTTATACTCAGCTACGTTATACTCAGATGTACTACTCTGTTTAACAGATCGAACATAGGAGCGAGGTTGATCTGAGTAATCAGTACCTACTTTAACTACAAACGTCTGTCCACTACCACCTATTAAAGTTACTCCAACAGTCTTTAGTATTTTAGTTACTGTAGGCTGATCAAAGTCAAAGTAGTTAGTGTGATAGGCCATGAAATAAGAAGCACCATCATCTTGATAATTCTGATACTGGGATATACCATCAGCCATACCAAAGTAGAGAGCTGTTTCTGTAGCAGTACCACATAAGATGGAACTGTTAGGCCATTTAGTTACCCGTAAGCCTCCATTCTCTAAGCGTCCTCTAGTATCAAAACAATACACCAACTCGGCAGCAGGAAATACTAATAGATAGAAAGCATCTACTGGAGAATAGATTGTATTGATATGGTTAGAAGAAGAAGATGCTATCATCTCTGTTAGTTCATCACGAACATTAGCTGATAGGTCTGTAATAGGGTTAGATTTCTCTTGTATGACACGATTGAGTGAACGTAAGCCAGTATCCGATAAGAAGAACAAATCATCTCCTACGGCCTGTATGGAGCTTCTAGACACACAACCTACATTGTCCAGTACTTCCACAACTCGTAGAGTAGTAGGTGTAATAGTCAAGTCTGTATTATTAGTATCTCCTAGAACAACTATACTCTTCTTACAGAACACAAAGACAAGGCCGTTAAAGCCAGCAACACTTACTAACTCGTCACCACCTTTAGTCCATACTTTTCGTAGGTCTAGATCGAATGAAGAGCCTCCATTGAAATCGCCATTCAATAAGTCAGAACAATGTAAGGTATGTCTGTCGGCTGATTCATTACCAGCCCATAAGCGTCCATACGCAGATGTAACAAAACTATACTGCGCTGTGCTATGGGTAGAAACAACTAAGGAGTTATTTACTTTAAGCATTGGATGACCAGCTTGAGCTAGGTAAGTTGAATCTCCTAGACTTGCTGCTTGCCAATCATCACCTGTAATAGTAATACCTGTAGTTAAGGCTGTTAGGGTTTCCAAACCTTTGTAGATATCTGTACCACCCCATGAGACATAATCAACATGGCCCGAAGCATCTATGAAGTCATGAATACCTCGGAGGTTTGTTCCCGTACCACCCGATGATGTTTTATAAACATGACCTTTACGAGAACCAAGACGACCAAAGTTATCAATAACACAGTTATCTGCCTGTAAAGCATAACCACTTGAAAGAGTTATACTACTTTCTTGGGTGTTTAATCCAAAAAATCCTGGGGCTGCTATGGAAGAACTTAATAATTGTTTCATGCACTGTACCAATCCAACTCTTCGGGGTGTTTGTTAGCATCTAAAGCTATCGCATTAGACATAGCCTTGTTAGCTGCTATATAAGCACTGTTACCTGTCTGTCCATTATCCTCACCACGTTCCTCAACAGCCTTAGCGTAGGCTAACAAGACAACGGCAGTGGAAGGAACAGTAATCTTATCTGCTGACTCTGTTAACTCACCTGACCTTTGCACTACGTTAAATCGTAATGTGTAAACACCATCGGGAACTGGGTGTAAGTCTACTAAAGTATCTCCGTCTGACGAAACACCATTAAAAGAATAACGAGAGGGGGCACCTGTAGCAGGAGTGTCAGTTAAATATTGCTGGTTAAACCAATGAGCTGTTTCATAACCAACCCAAGAGTTTGAAGTAGCGTTAACAGCATCCAACACTTTAACATTGTTCTGAGTACCGTTCAATTCATAGTTAAAGACATTAGCAGAAGTGGTAACAGTAAGAGATGTTCTTAATGCTGACCAATCCCATGCTTGTTCTATTTCTTGAAGAGAATCATTTATTAGGATACCTATAAGAGTAGAGTACTCGTTCTCGGTAGGCGTACCTACTTCCCTTTCACGTAAGCGTTTAAGAACTGAGTTGATTGCATCTAAGTAATTCATATATTATACCATATTTTTAATGAGAAGTCAACAGTTATTTCCTACTGACCATTGACTGACCGAAGTACATTCCGACAACTGCCATGATTGCATGAGATAACCACTCAGGAACAACGATGCCCTCTAGTGTTATATACTCCGTAACCGTATTAGTGAAGTCAAAGAATAAAAACTTAAAGCCAGATGTAATCTCTACAGGAACAGTAGTATGTTGTCCTAAAATAGGAGCAAGTAGAATGAATCCTGCCATAGCCATGAAAGAAATAACGAGAAAACGTCTAATCCAAGAAGCATTCTTATTCTGAAAGCTCCTAGCATTATTAATACTATCTTCTGTTTTATCATGACGAGTCAGAGCAGCTTGTAACTGTTCTGCTCTATCCTGTTGTGCTTGTCCCATCAGTTTGAACACTGCGCCACCGATAGTGCTAGC